GATTCCCGGCCCATGGGTTCGCGGATCTTCTCGATTTCGCCGAGGTGGTGGGTGGCTCCTTCAAATGACCCAGCGCCCCGGAGGAAGTTATCCTCCGAGACGAAGGGGTATTGGGCAATGGCTGCGAGGTCTTTAAGAGAGTCCCAGCCAAATCCCAGAGCCTGACGTTGCAGGCTCGCCATTTTTATACAACCGTGACGGTGCCAATCGTGACCGTGGTGCCATCGTTGGCGGTAACCGTGCACAGTGCGCCGTCAGCCAGCATGTACTGACCGCCTTTCGGGTAGGCCAGAGGGTTGGCGTCGGCTGCTGCCTGAAGAGCTGCGAGGTTTGCGAGGTCTTCGCGGAGGTGGATGTAACGTTTGCTCATTGTATTCTCCTGTCTTGTCAATATTTACGGATGGACGAAAGTCCCGTCGCCCTACGGGTTGTGAATCAGTTTACCATGTTCGGATTGCCTGCCCGTTCGGATGTTTCTTCGGCGCGGGCCAGTGATTCCAGTGTCTGAGCGCCCTTGAGTTCGAGGTCTGCGGTCTCGTCCTGAGGAACGAACGGCAGTTGCGTCTCGATCTTGGTGGCTTCAGCGTGTTTCTTACGTGCGTCCGCGGTCTTCTGCTGGGCGGAGGCTGCGGTGGCCTGCTGTTGCAGTTGTTCGGCGACCATTTGCCACTGTTGTGCTTGCTGCTGGGCCTGTTGTGCCTGCTGTTGTGACTGCTGGAGCTGTTGGTTGAGCTGTTGCAGTTGTCCCATGGTCTGTGGAAGCTGGTTCATTTCCTGATCGAGGTTACGGTCGTATTTTGCATACGGCGCGAGGGCTGATTTCAGGATGGCGGAGGCAACACCGGCGGGCATCTGGTTCTGCGCGACCATGGGCAGGACGGACTGTGAGTACTGGGCTACGCCGTTGAGCATTTCCTGCTTGGTCTGCATTTCCTTGGCTTCATCTTTCGCCACGGTGGAGTCCAGTTCGATATCGATGGCGAATTCCATCAGGATGTCGTCGTTGAGGATCTGCACCATCTGGTCGGTGATCTGCATTTGCGTCATGCGTTGCAGGTTGGCGGGCGTGATGTGTGATGCCAGCAGTTGTGCTGATATACGCAGCATATCCCGCACGGTGTACTGCACGCATTCGCGTTTCCGGGTCAATCGTACGCCGACCCAGCGTCCTTTGATTTCTTGGGCGGTGGCGGTTTCGGAGGCTGCGGTGACGCCGCGGACGATATCGGAGATGCCGAGTACTTCGTCTACCTGAGCGCGGATGAACTGGATCTGGTCGGTCAGTTGCTGCAGGACGGCAGCTTTTTCCTGCAGGGGGAGGTGGTAGATGGCGTTATCGGGGCCACCGGCCTGTGCGAATCGTCCCATCAGGTTCTGGATCGGCGTGTATTCGCCGTCTTCGTTCTCAAACATGTCCGCCAGTTCGGGCAGGCCGGAGTCTACCGCGCCTGCTGCCCGGAGTTGTTCGAGCAGGCCCATGCGTCGTTCTTGCAGCCGATTGATTTCGACGTCGTAGGATTCGATGTAGTCGTAATCTGCCTGTGGGACGAGTTCGTCGGAGGGCAGATTCATCATCATGGGTTGTGGGCAGGGGAAGAAGTTGACCAGTTCCATGGGATCTGGGATCACTTCGATGGGTTCATTTTCCCCTTTGGCGATAAACAGCACTTCTTTTTTCTTCTTGCACCAGATCTCGTAGATATCGACGGTCTTTTTGCGCCACGAGTCCATATCGGAGCCTTCGCGGTCTTTTTTCGAGGCGGATACGGGTCTGCCGAAGCGTTCGATGATCTGGTCTTGGGTCATGCAGTGGCGGAAGTAGATCCATTCGGTGGCTTTCCAGTTATTTCCCGGTTCCCAGCCGAAGCAGTCCCATGGCACGTATTCCCAGCGGATGTACTGGTCGCCAATGGTTTCTTCTTCCTGAACTTCTTCGCCGACCTGTTGGGTCTGGTTGATCGGCATACCGATTGAATCGAACCCAACGAGTACTTCCTCGTAGACGGGTACGGTGTGGTAGGTGGTATTGATGATCGAATCCACTTTGACCCGTGGTACGCCGAGTGCCATGGCGAGGTAGTCATCGACGGAGCGGTGCATGGTTTCGTCGAATGAGGGTTGGTCGATGCAGTAGGAGAGGCCACGTTCAATGATACGTGCAACGTCTTTCATGACCGGATGTTCGGGTTCATTTCTGGGTCGTACATCGGGGACGGGCTGGTTGGAATAGACGCCGGAGTGTTCGACGTTAACGACCTGCCAATACAGGGGTACATAGAGGGGGTCGTCGGGGTTTCTGCGGAAGACGTCTTCGACCTTGCGTGAGCGGTCACGGAAGTCTTTATGGCACTTTTCTTCCTTCTCCAGTCGTTTCAGCCAGAGCTTCTGCGTTTTTGATTGTGAACCACCTTTTCCGGTAATTCCTGCGCCGATTGAATCCGCTACATTGTCTTGAACGTTCTCTTCCATCTGGATTTCCTCTTCGGAAAGCGTGGTGGCATCAATTTTTTGATGGGGATACCCGCATCGATGATACCATCTTTTTCTTCTTTGACCTTGGGTGGTGCCGCGGCCCAGATCTCTTCCAGTCGCAGGCACAGGTTGGCGAGGGCATCGACGCGGTGGTCGTCTTTACCGGCGGGGAAGCGCAGCATTTCGTCCCGCCATCTCATACCGAGGGGTGAATTGGGCAGGTAGAACTGACCGGAGGCGCACATACCCTGAGCTGCCCTTGCCATGGCGGTCTTATCCGCGTGCCGATGAACCCATTCAAAGCGAAAGAATGCCTTCATATTGAGCATGGCCCGTTTGATGAACGGCTCAGAGGCTCTCCGAATGACCCCGGTCTCCGAGATCATCTCCATCGGCTTGTACTGCTGCCCCATGCGCATGAGCTGTTCGATCCACACATCCATCGTCGCCCGATGTGTCCAGTCATCGATCAAATAGATCCGTGCAAATTCATCGACCCGGAACGGCGCAATACACGTATCGTCCGCATCCTCTTCCTCAGAAACCGCCGGATCAAATGCAATATAATTATCCCCCTCCGGCAGCTCGTCATAAAACTTGAACCACTCCTTCTTGAAATAAATACCCTCCTCAGGGGCCGGTCTCTGCTGGTACAACGAACCCCATGACCGGGGATTGACCCTCTTTTCCGCCCAGTAATCCGTGCCAAACCACTCAGGCCAGATCATCTCCCCCACATCGCGACCGAGAGGATCATCCTCCCTCTCACATTCAGCAGCCAAACAGATAACGAGCCATACATTACCGTCCCGGCAACGCATATATCCCGACTCACCCGCGTAACCCTCAGGCAAGATCCGCCCCATGATCTCCTCCTCATGCCAGCGGGTGCCAATACCGACCTCCCATGCATCCGGCTTCTTTCGGGAGCGTGCATCATCAATATACGCATTATAAGTATCATCACGGATCGTCCTCGAATCCGCCTCCTTCCTGTTCTTGGTCAAATCATCCCACACCAATCCATCACACCGAAAACCCGCTACGCCCGAATTGATACCAGAACTCTTGTACGTCGACTTATTCGTCAACGCCCAATCCTCCGCAGCCCGCGTGTTCGGATCAAGCCACGTACTCATCACACCCCTGTATAAATCACTCGCACAGATCGTCCGCGCACGCTTACCATGACGCCGACATATCGGATCTCCCCAACCCGTCAAAATAATCTCCGTCTCACAACGCCCCATCTGCCACGCCGGAAATACCACACTCGCATACGTACTCTTCGCAGATCCGGGAGGCATCATGATCATCACACGCCTGCATATCGCATACCGGATGCCCTCCACCAGTGGCTTCGGGATCAAGCCATCACGCAAGTAAAACGTGGATATATCCCCCTGTATTTCCGCACTTTCAAGCCCCTCAGGAAGGTCTTCCGTAAGTATTTCAACACGTTGGGATGCCAGCGTGTTTGCTGGTATGTTTGGATTTGGGGGGTTCAGAGAGGGGTCGGCGACCTTAAGTAACCCCACCCCCCCATCGCCACGACCCCCACGGGGGGTTTGCCCACCGCACCACAGGAGACCTTCGGGGGTGGCCTGAGTGATCGGCGCAAGGTCATCGGGATGGTACAGCAAAGCCCCGTCTACCATGGCCTGCAGCGCATGCAGGGTCAGCAGGTGATGGTCTGCCAGCTCTGTCTCCACCAGCTCCCATGCATCCTCAGTCCCTGCCACCGGAACGGATGGGATGTCAATCGTACGTGCGAACTGCACCAGCGATGACTGGGCTGCCTGCCTCTGCTTGATGATCGCAAGTGCTTGATCTTGCGTAAGTTTACTTGCGCTCACACTCACCCTCGAGTGCGTCGAAGAGCTGGGCGTTGGTGATGGTCTTGATGTTCACATCATCCCCACTGTTCACCTCTTTCGCCTTAAGCACCGGCACCGTGCGGTCAAGCAGAATGCGTGCTGCCTGTATCTGGGTCTGGGTCATGTCCTCGCTCCCATCTACATGATTCTGCAGCTTTTTTACGATGCGTGAGCTGTCTATCCGATCCCGCACTCTGTTACCGAATGATGCTGGCCTACCGCTTGGAGTAGTGAGTGGTCTGTTACGTCCTGCCATCCGTATGATTCCCTGCTGGTTTATCTACAATCTACCATGTCTTGGTTGGGGTAGTGTATCAAACCGGCTGAGAATCGATCTGGGTGGCTCTGAGATTGATCAGGTCTTGGTGATTACCATCCGCGGGCGACTTGCTTGCAGAATGCTTCATCTCGCCGTCTCATGCGGTCGTGGTAATCGCTGAGTGATTCATCATCGAATGAAACATCCTCGTGCCATCCGTTGTAGTTGGGATGGTTTCGATTCCGCCGTTCGATGATCTCGCTCAGGTAGCAGCCATGTACGAGCAGTAACTCAACTGAATCATGTTTCGCCCTGCGCTGTTCTAGATGATTGCTCATCTCGTCCAGTGCGTGGTTGCTCATGACTGCAGCCCGTTGCTCGTGGATGCTCTTGATTGCTCTGTAGTCCATTTCATTCTCCGTTCAGGTCAGTGTGATGATTCAACGATGAACA